GCGTCGACGCGCAGATGGGATTTCAGGTTTTCCAGCCCGATCGGCTCGGCCACCGGCGGCGTCAAGACCTCGACTGCCATCTCCGGTCACTTCCCGTCGGCTAATTCCGCGACCCCGCGCGCGACGAAGTGCATCGCCGACGTCTCGGCGATTTCATAGATCTTGCCTGCCTTGTAGGCTTCGGCTTCGGATGTCCCGGCGCGGAAATCCTTCACTTCGTAGTTTCGGGTGAATCTGATCTTCCGCTTGATTTCTGCAGCCATACCGGCCTCCCGTCAGGTTCGATTGAAACCCGGCGGCCCCGGTCAGGGCCACCGGCAGACCAGCCCGATCTCAGACGGCGACGATCTCGGCGACGCTCGCCAGGTCGCCGCTCGCCGCCTTGCCATGGCGCTTCGACATCCCGAGGAGGATCGCGCCCGCATCGGACGTGGCGCCGCCGACGGTCATCGACAGACGGGCATGGGTGTAGGCGTTATCGACATCCAGATCTTCCGCCCACAGGTTGATCACCGCCTGCTTGCCGTCGTCGGTGGCCTTGACCAGCTGGCTGATCGCCGCTCCGGCCACGTCCTTGACGCCGGTCCCGGCGCCGTCGGTCGCCTGTTCGATCTTCGCGTTCAGCGTCGCCGCGGCGCCGAGAACGCCGGCCATCACAACGGCCATCAGCTCGTTGTACTGGCTCATGTCGACCCAATCGCTGGTCACGGTCCCGACCGCAACCGCGTCGGGATCGATGGTACCCACGACCGCTGCGCGGTCGGACGGGCGGACTGTCTTCTGTGCCATTACTGGCCTCCATCACTGAAAGGTTGGAGAGGGCGCACGGAACGCCCCCCGATTGTTCGGACCGCGGGTCAGGCCCGTTCGTCGAGCGTGACGAAATGCGACTTCGTGTTCGATCCGTTCGCCGGCGCGACCGGCGCCGACAGATGCGGCTGGCCGCCGAACCGGAAGGTCCAGCGGAATGCCTCCATCGCGAAGTCGAAATACAGATGCGCCGACTGCGCGAACTGCGGCCCGTTGGTCCGGCGTGCGCCGTAGTAGCCCTTGGGCGAGACGAACTGAAGGTCGCCCTTGTCACCCAGCGTCTTCGCATGTTCCGAGAAGCGGATCGGGCGGCCCAGCAGAAATCCGCCGGGCGCGTTCTGCAATCCGGTCGCCGGCGGCGTCCATATCGGCTGATCGCCGATCGTCATCGTCGCCAGCTGCGGCAGCGTGTCCGTGTTGGTCAGCCAGAACGGCGAGTCGCTCGGAACGATCAGCAGCCGCGAGAACATCTTGAGGACATTCGCCGCGACGATGGTATCGGCGGGTTGTGCCGCTTCCTTGGCCACCGAGATCAGCGCCGGCGAATTGAACCAGCCGAGGGGCTGTCCGGCGCCGGTGCCGTAGATGATCGCGTCGTTGCGCTTCCAGGAAATTGCCTCGCCGGCGCGCCGGGTGATCCGCGAGGCCAGCCTCGGGGCATCCTCCAGCAACTCCTCCGTGGCGACCACGAAGGCATAGAGCTCGTGCAGCGGCATGCTGCGCGGATCCGTGGCCAGCTTGGACGGGGTCATCTGGCTGGCCTCGGCCCGCCAGTTGGCACTGACGCCGGTCGCCCCCCAGGGCGTCGTCTCGTCCGCCAGGCCCCTCACCTCGCGGGCGTTGGTCGGCTCCTCGTCGATCAGGCTCGCGATATCGTCCATTCCGGTGACGATCTCGAAGATTTGCTCCCGGAAATCGACCGGCACCTCATAGCCCTCGCCGCTGGCCGCGCCGCCCGTGTGAAAGTTGGTCGGGGCGCCCATCACGCCGCCCGACAGCAGGCGCGCGTCGACCGTCGGATTGCCGCGCCGGCACGCCGCATGGACCGCCTGGGCGAATTCGGCGACGTTCCGGAAGCCGCCCGTGGTCGCCGGGTTTGGCTCGTCCGTCATCATGTCGCCCGCCGGAACGCCGCGGATGACCCCAAGGCTCTGCCGCCTGTCGGTGGCCGCCTCGAGCCTCGATATTTCGGCCTGGTTCTTCTTTAACGCCGCCTTGATCTCGTCGAATTCGGATTCCTCCGCATCGGTCAGATCGCGATCTTCCTGCTCGGCCGTCATCAGCAGCGCATCGCCCTTCGCCTGAAGGTCCGCGACGATCTGCCGGAGTTCGACAATTTTCTTCGCCATGTCCTGGCTCCTTTTATCCAACCGGGCGATTGACGCGGATAACGGCCCCGGCCCGGCGACGGGGGGCGCTGCGTTCTCGGATTTGGCTTGTGTCAGATCAGCGCCAGGCGCCGGCGCTCGATCGCCGCCCTGGGCCGGCGGCGATGCTTGCTCGCAACCAGCTCGATCGTCGCCTCGATGGTGGCGATGCTATCGGCCATGCCAAGGCGCACCGCCTCCTTCGCCCCGACCATGCGCCCGCCGCCGAAATGCCTGTCGGTACTCTCCGGATCGGCCCGCACGTTCGCGACCGGCGCGCCTCTGAAACTCGCGATATCCAGGATGAAGCTCTCGTAATGCAGCGTGACTTGCCTTTGCAACGCCGCCCGGGCGGTGGCGTCCAGCGGCTGGAACGGATTTCCCTCGATCTTGCGTGGCCCCTCGAAGATGAAGGTTTTTTTGATGCCATCCTTGACCAGCTGCTCGCTGATATCCTCGTGCAGCATGTAGACGCCGATCGCGCCGACCTCGCCGGACGGGGTGACAACAATTTCGTCGGCGGCGGCGGCGATCCAGTACGCCGCCGACGCCGCCATGTTGTTGGCGACGGCGATGATCGGCCGGTCGGCGCTGTGCGCTTTGCGGATATCCGCCACCGTTTCGGGAACGAAATCCACCCGGCCGCCCGGAGAATCGATGTCCAGGACGATCGCACGCACATCCGGATCGCGCGCGGCCTCCCGGAAGGCGCCGCGGAAGCGCTCCAGCGAGACGGCGCCGGACATCTCCGACAGCATGTCGGCGCGCGGCGTGATCACGCCGTGCAGCCGCAACACCGCGATCCGGCCCTCCGTCCGCGACAGCGGAGCTTCTTCCCGTGCTTCGAATCCGGGCGTCAGACCATCCGCGCGGAGAGCGAGAACGGAAAGAAGTTCGTTTCCCTTGCGCGCGTCGATGAACCAGGCGCCCGTTGCTACGGCGCGAAGAACACGTGATATGTCGTGTGTTGGTGCGGCGCGTTGCGAAATGCGCAAGCCTTGCGTGTCGCCGCCGCTTTGGTTGCGACCTGGACAGATTGAGCGCGCCTCATTCGCCGGGCCCTCATCGATCCCGGCGGCAACGGCCATTTCGTTGATTATTTGAGCGCGCGGACGATCCTCTGTTTCAGCCCGGTCAATAGCGTCGTTCAGGAGTTTTTCGAGTCGTTTAACCATCGATCAGGCTCCTCGGCTTCTATGAGACAGCATCATTGTCGTCCCTCTCGTTGCTTTTTCCGGTCGTCCCGACATTCGGCGGATCGGCGTATTTGTCGCCCTTGGGGCCGATGCCGTTCTGGTTTTCCAGGCGCCGCACCTCGTTCACCGAAAGCCAGCCCCATTGACGCGCCTTGCCATAAGCCTCGAACCGCGCCTTGATGTCGCCGCGCAGCAGCCCCGCGACATTGAATTCGAAGGTGAACCGGTCCGGCGCCAGCATCAGGTGCTTGGCGATCGATCGCTCCAGTGTCTCGATGATCGGGGTCAGCGTGTCGACGACATATTCCAGCGCCTGCTGCTCGATGTTCGAGAACGTCGCGCGGTCGAGTATCCCGACCTTGTGCGGCGGCATGTGCCACAGCCGGGCGAGCGAGAGATCAAGATCCTTCCGGGTCTCCAGAAACTGCGCCTGCTCGTTGGTCGTACCGATCTTGACAGGCTCCATCCCGTATTCGAACACCGCCGGGCTGTGCCGGTTGGCGCCGCCGAGCCAGCGCTTGAGGGCGGCGAGGAAATTCTTCCTCGAGTCCTCGTCCTTGAAGTTGCCGGGGTGCTTGATCCCCCAGGGCGGCGTCGCGTCGTTGGCGAAGAAACGTGCCGCATAATCCCGCAGCGCCAGCGCGGTGGAGATGTCCTCGCGGCCCTGATCGACCGGCGAGGATCCCTTCAGGTTCGAAATCAGCGGCAGCCGACGGACATGCCAGACGCGCGCCTCCGGGAGGACGCGCTCGGGTCTGCCAGGCTCCCGGTAGAGGTAAAGGATCGACCGGTCGGAAAGGCGCTCGATCGATATGTATTCCGGCTCGAGGCGCCAGATGATATCGATCGGGCCGCGCGGTCCAGGCACGATCTCGCCGTAGAAGTTTCCGTGGCACGCAAGATCGCAAACGATCGAGCCGATGAACTCGAAGCTGGTCATTTCCGGGTTTGGATCCCGGAACACCGCCGCCAGCGGATGTGCCGCGCGCTTGACGCGATCATCGTCCGGCATCTTCTCGAACACCCCGAACGGCAGTCCGGCGATGGATTCGACGAGATTGTCGATCGAGCGCTTCACCACGCTCAGGCTCATCGCTCTCTGCACGGTCACCGTGGCGCCGGCCGACGTCCCGCCCCGGCCCAACCCGACATACCAGAAGTCGTCCGCCGGGTCGCGCGGGCGCGGCTGCGCGGCGGTCTCGCCGCGCAGAAACCGGTCGATGAAACTCATCAGAAGCTCATCTCGTAGCTTTCCCCGATCACCACGTTCTGGTGCGGCCCGGACTCCTCCGGCGCCTCCATACGCGCCAGCGCCGTCAGCGCCGCCTGGACGCCGTCTATCTTCGCCGTCGGCAGCTGCTTGAACAGCTTCAGAAATTCCGATCCGCCGCCATGGCTCGGCTTGCTCCGCGCGTTCGAGACCATCCAGTCCATCACCGGGTTGCCGCGGCTGACGACCAGCTGGTCGCGGATCAGGCCCTGGAGCGTCCGCAGCGCCGGGTCGATCGCCAGCGTGGTCTGTTTCTGCTCGATGATCAGCGGCGAGGTCCCGTAGTGCTTCTCCAGCCGCGACGCCATCTGGAACAGATACATCGGATCATAGACCACTTCCTCGGGATGGATTTCGTCGATCACCTCCCGGACCCGCTGCTCGACCATCTCCAGATCGATCAGCGCCCCTGGGCAGACATGCAGCCAGCCCGCCTCGGCCCATTGCGCCAGATGCTCGTTGCCCGGCGCCTCGATCGCCTCCTGTGTCGCCCAGTGTTCGTCCCACAGCACCAGGTCGCGCCGATCCCAGCCCAGGGCCACCATCGACGTCAGATCGTCGTTCTTCGATCCGTCCAGGCCCAGCGTCAGCTGGCCGAGGGCGGTCATGTCCTCCAGTTGCAGATCCGCATCGACCCGGGCGCGCCAGCACTCCAAATCGAAGGCCGAGACGCCTGCGGCCGACCATCGGCAGCAATGCTTTCGCAGGAATTCGCCGCGCTGGGTCGGGATGCGCCGCGCCTTCGCCGATCTGTTGCGCAGGAAATCCAGCGTGACGCTGACGCCCAGATTGGGGTTGGCCTTGCGCCAGACCGCCTCGTCGAACGGGTCGTCTTCGTCGTCGATGGCGTAGATCACCCCGAAGACCGTATCGTCCTCGACGATCTGGCGCAGGATCTTCTCGAGATCGGTGCGCTCCTCGTAGCAGACCCCGGCCAGGTTCGAGCCGGCGGTGGTGATAGATATGGTCAGCGGCTGCGCCCGCGACCCCTGTCCCGAGGTGATGACGTCGAACAACTCGCGGCTCGAGTGGGCGTGGAGCTCGTCGATCAGCGAGCAATGCGGATTGAGCCCGTCCAGGCTGTTGGTCTGGCTCGCCAGCGGCAGAAATTCCGAGTAGGTCTTCGCCTGCAGGATCTTGTGGACCTGAGCCTGGACCCCGGCGCGCATCCGGATGTCTGGGTTGCGCTCGACCATCCTGCGCGCCGGATCGAACACCTTTCTCGCCTGTTCCTTCGTCGTCGCGGCGCTGTAGACCTCCGCGCCGGCCTCGCCGTCGAAGGCCAGGCAGTAAATTCCGACCCCGCTCAACAGCGTCGACTTCGCATTCTTGCGCGCGACTTCGAGATAGGCGGATCTGAAGCGCCGCATTCCGCTCGAGCGCCACACCCAACCGAACAGCGAGACCACCTGGAAAGATTGCCACGGCTCCAGCCGGATCGTCTCGCGCCGCGCCGCCCACTGCCCCTTCACGTGGTGCAGCGTCTCGATGAGGCGGCATGGCTTCTCAGCCTTCGCCGGATTCAGAACAAACGGCCCGCCGGCGTTCGCGCGCGCGACATCGCGCCGGTGCCGCCTGCAGGCCAGAATCTCGAACATCCCCGCCGCCACGCGGCCATCCAGCACGTCGTCGACGTACCGCTCGGCCGCCGCGACATGGGGCGCGACATGGGGATGGATGACCTCTTGCTTCATTGCAGGTGACGACCGATCGCGTCATAAGGGTCGCTCGGGTCGAACGGCGCCGCCGCCTCGCTAGGCTCGCTCTCCTGCACCCCGAAGAATTCGAACAGGTCGCCCTGGGCGGTGCCGCTCGTGCGGATCCGGGCGACCGGCGTCGCCCCGAACATCGGCATGATCCCCATGTACTCCTTCATCGCCCTGTTGGCCATGAACCGCTCGGGCGAGCCCTGGCGATAGCCGTTCGGCGTCGTCACGTATTCGCCCGACCCCGCCTCGAGGCGCTCCCGCGCCTGGATCGAGCGCTCGTTCCTCGCCCAGATTTCATACTGGACGCAAGCCATCTCCAGCGCGCGCAGATCGATGCTCGCGAGGTTCTGCTTCGGCGCCAGCGTCGCGATCGCCTCGCGCCAGGCGAGCTGGCCCCAGCGCCCCAGCGTCGCCGGAACCGGAACGCCCGCGAGTTTGGCGATATCCATCCCGTAGGCGACCAGACCCCGTGCGCCTTGCCGTGCTTTACGGCCAGTCATTGTAGGTGTTCGTCCTGTCATGCTCCTCCGGCGGGATACCCCCCCCTATAGATTTCGTCCCCCGCTAAAATCTTCTTACCCATGCCGGTCCCTGAGGGGTGCTGCGTGGCGATCGGTGGTACCCCCCCGCCGGTGACTCGGTCGCGCTTCATCGGGCGTTGCGGGGTTGATACCGGGACGATTGGTGGCCCGTCGATTCAGCGCGCGCCTTGTGGATGTCGTGGTGCGTCTTGCAGAGCGACTGCAGGTTGCCGCCGCTCCAGAACAGGATGGCGTCGCCGCGGTGCGGCAGGATGTGGTCGACCACGGCGGCGCGCGGATCGGCGCGGCCATCGCGCAGCAGGCAGCCGCAGCCCGGCCACTGGCAGCGCCAGCCATCGCGGTCCAGCACGCTGCGCCGCAGCTGGCTCCACCGCTTGAGCTTGTACCAGCGGCGCCAGAGGTCCTCCGAGCGGGCGGCGTCGGCGGTCGTCCAGCGCTGCTCGGCGGCGTCGCGCGCATGCGCCGGGCAATGCGCGGTGCCGACCGGAACCAGCAGCCGGCAGCCAGTGCGGGCGCAGGACTTGAGCGGCACGTGGCGACCTCGCGTGTGTGGTTGCGCGGGTGGTACTCGAACCCACGACCTTCTGTTCATGAGCCAGACGAGCTACCACTGCTCACCGCGACGGGGGTGATCTGATGAAGGCCGAACATGCGAACGCCCGAGGGCTCCCCCGGGCGCATCGCTTCGACTATGCCTGAACGATACATTAACTCGGCACGTGTTGTCAAGGGGCAACTACATGCGGTAGCAGCAACAAGATGTGGTGGCCTCGATCATATGGCCTGGGCCAGGCGTGAAAGGGCGGCGGTCAGGGCATCGCGGCAGGCTTTGCGGTAGGCCTGGCGCCGCGACCAGCCGCTGGCGGCCAGCACCCGGTCGATGGTCCAGCTGCTCAAGCAGACCTGGTTCACCAGCATCAAGGCCGTCAGCACGTGGCGCGGCCGATCGGCATGGGCGGCAGGACCGCGCGGACGCAGAACATAGCCGGCGCCGATGGCGGGGAGGGCGCGGCGCTTCAGCTGT